ACAAGTGCAAAGCTAGAAATAGATATATATACAGGAGAAGCTAATACAGATTGGCAAGATGCACCACAATATACACTTAACTCAACAGCTATTGATGCAAAAGTAAACTTTGAAATAGCTGAACTTATAAAAGATTATATTACTGCTTTATTTGATGGGAATTTTCCAACTTCTCCAGTAACAACTTCTGAAGCTACTACAATTTATGTAGATTATAGGGTTACAGAAACAATTAACACAACAGCACAAACTCCAGTTGATGTATTAGGAGAGAGAGCTTTTTATGGTTATGGATATTTTGAAGATGGAGTAAATCCAAGTTTTGATAATATTTACTCTTTACAATCTAATACTAAAATACTTAAAAACAAGAATGCAACAGTAACAATTCCTGTTGATAATACAATTGCAACAAGTCTAGTTTGGAAATATCAAGGTGCAACAGTTTCAACTATTGCAATACCATCACAAACAGATATTCAAGACCAAATTACTTATGTAACAAATACAGGAAATTTTGATGTGGATGAAGCAGAAATATCAACTGGTATAAAAACAACAACAGTTAATATAGAATCTTATGAAAAATGCAAATACACTCCTTACAAACTAACATTTATAAATAAATACGGAGCATATCAAGAAATATGGATGTTTGCTAATTCAAAGTTGATTCTTAACACAACTGAAGAAAAATACAAATCTAATATACTTACAAACGGAACATACAATACGAATGACCCACAAATAAAACTACTAACTAAAAATGGTAATCAAAGATTAACTCTTAATAGTGATTTTTATCCAGAGAGTAATAATGAAGTATTTGAGCAATTATTTTTAAGTGAAAAAGTATGGATTTATTATGGTGGTGAAACACTAGCAGTTAATATAGAATCTAAAACATTTGAATATAAAACAAGCCTTACAGATAGTTTAATAAATTACACAATAGATGTGAGTTTTGCCTTTGATACAATTAACAACATAAGATAGATGCAAGTAGTAGAACTATATATAAGTAATACAAGAGTAGATTTGTTTAAAGATGAAAGTGTAACTATAACAGACACTATAACTAATGCTAAAGATGTTGCAAAAGTTTTCACTGCTTTTAGTCAGCAATTTAGTTTACCAGCTTCCTCAACAAATAATAAGATATTTAAACATTATTATAATTGGAATATAACAGGTGGATTTGATGCAAGGATTAAAGTTAGTGCAATACTCAAGTTAAATGGAGTTGATTTTAAAATAGGAAAAGTAAAACTAAACTCTGTTAGTTTAAAAGACAATAAAGCATTTTCTTACAAAGTAGTTTTCTTTGGAGAGACAGTAACATTAAATGATACATTAGGAGAAGATAAGTTAAGTGCCTTGAGTGATTTAGATACGTTAAGTCTAAATTATAACAGTACAAATATAAAAGCAAAACTTCAAGTAGACCCATCAACAAATGATATTGTTACGCCTTTAATAACTTCTGGTGCAAGTGGAACGCAATCAAGATTGTTTTATAATAGTGATAATTCTTCGCATTTAAATGATACTGGTAATTTATATTATCACACAGGAACTTCTCACGACCACGGAGTATTATTTTCGGATTTAAAGTATGCTTTAAGAGTAGATAGAATTATACAGGCAATACAAGTTAATTATCCTTCTATTTCTTTTAGCAATGATTTCTTTGTTAATACAAACGAAGCTTATTATGATTTGTTTATGTGGCTTCACAGAAAATCAGGAGGTGTAGGTAATGGAGACCAAGTTGCTACGTTCCCAACTTCTGTTAATGGTTGGACTTCAAGTGGTTCTTTTACTTGTGGTGCTACTGAAGTTTGGGGTGGAATGAGTAGTGTATCTACTTTAACAGTATGTCCAGAATTTGCTTCTTATTCTGATACAAGTACTTTATTTCAATTAAGTTTAGCCACGACTAGCACAGCCGAATATGCAGTAGAAGTTTTACAAAATGGATTATCTATTTATGCTGCTAGTGGTTTATCTGGAAATACAACTTTATCAAGTAATGCATCTGGAGGAGATTTAGGTTCTCCGTCTGTATCTGCTGGAGAATGGACTGTTATAATAACAGTAACAAGTGCAATTACTTTTAGCAATATTACTTGGACTTTAACTAATAATGAACCAAACGAAACACCAGTAACTCTTACGTTTCCAACTGGTTCTTTTTTATGTGATACTAATTTTGAATTTATTATAACACAACAAACGCCAGATATTAAAATAATAGACTTTCTAACAGGATTGTTTAAAATGTTTAATCTTGTTGCTTATACAAAAGAAGATGGAAGTATTTACGTTAATACATTAGATGACTTTTATGCAACCTCTACTACGTATGACATAAGTAAATATATAGATGTAGAAACAAGCGCAGTAGACGTAGCTTTACCTTATAGAAAAATGAATTTTACCTATGAAGGATTAAAGACTTTTTTAGCTGCACAATGGGAACAACTAAACGTAGCTAAATGGGGGGCTGAAAGTTACGAAGCAGAAGGTGGTTTAGATGGAGGAATATATTCAGTAGTAGCTCCTTTTGAGCATATGCAATTTGAAAGACTTTTAGATATAGATGATTCTACAGGTGCAACACAAACTACTATTCAATGGGGGTTTTGTGTAAATGATAATCAACAATCTTATATTGGCAAACCTATCTTATTTTATCCTATTTTAAAAACAGGAGGAGCAACAACCTCTATATCATTTAGAGATACTCCTACAAGCCATAGTGAAGTTACATCTTATATTATACCTTCTAATAGTGTTGCTTTGGCAGCTTCTACAAGTACTACTAATATAAACTTTGGTTTAATGATTAATGAATATACAGGTCTTCCTAATTATACAGGAACTCTATATAATAATTACTATAGTAGTTATATAGAAAACTTGTTTTTAGAAAGTTCAAGAATAACTAAATACACCGCTTACTTGCCATTAAGTATTATTCTTAATTATACACTTGCAGACATATTTGTAATTAATGGAAAGCAATTTAGAATAAATAGTTTAAATATAAATTTAACTAACAACAAAAGTCAAATAGAACTAATAACGATATGATAGTGTTAAAATTATTAAATATAGATAAGTTTTACGGAGTAAGCGAAACAATAGAAATAGCAAAAGGCAAAAACAAAATACCAGAAACATTTAAAGAAGGATTTAAACAAATTAAAAGACATATAAAATGGCAGAAAAATACAAAATAGAATTTGAGGTAGATTCTAGTGGAGCAGTAAAAAGTGTTGAAAAGGTAGACGATGCTTTAAAGGATACTGGTAAAACAGCCAAAAAAGAATTGTCTGCAATTGAAAAAGGCGTAAAAAAAGTAGGTCAAGCAGGAAAGACTATAGCAAATGGTGGTTTAAAAGCTATAGGGTTAGGTTTAAAAGGCATTGGTAAGGCTTATTTAGCTGCTGGTATAGGAATAATAGTATCTGGTTTTACATTTTTATATAATGCTTTAAAAGAAAATCAAGAAGTGCTAGATACGTTTAATACTGTATTTGAAACTTTATCTATTATTGGAAGTCAAGTTGCTGATGTTATTGTTAATGTTTATAAAAGTGTAGCAAGTGCTACAGAGAATTTTGATGCTTTAGGCAAAGTATTAAAAAGTTTATTAACTATTTCTATAACACCTTTAAAATTAGCTTTTGATGGTATTAGATTAGGTTTACTATCAGCACAATTAGCTTGGGAACAATCCTTCTTTGGAGATGATGACCCAGAAACAATTAAAAGACTTAATGAATCAATATTTGAAACAAAGCAAAGTTTAGCAGACACAGCAAATGAAGCTATATCTGCTGGTAAAAGTATTGTTACAAATTTTGGAGAAGCAGTTACAGAAATTGGCAATATATCAACACAGGTAATTGAGGGGGTAAAAGAGATAAGTATTGAAGCTGCAATTGAAACTGCAAAAACAAATGTAGCATTAAAAAAATCAGCAGAGGTAGCTGCTGCTGAAAATAGGTTGTTAATGCAACAATACGATAGACAAGCAGAACAACAAAGACAAATACGAGATGATGAAAGTGCGACAATGCAAGAAAGAATTGCAGCAAATAAAGAACTTGGTGTAATATTACAAGAGCAAGAAAAAATAATGATACAAAATGCAGATGCTATATTATTATCTGCACAAGCACAATTCGAAAAAACAGGAATAGATGAAGATTATATAGCAGTATTAGATGCTCAAGCAGAAAAAGCTGGAGTACTTGCTGCGATAGAAGGCAAAAGGTCAGAACAATTAGTTAATACTAATACATTAGAACGAGAAGCATTAGAGCAAAAAAAACTATTAGCTGAAGAAGAAATAGCAATAGAAGAACAAAAAAGAGCTGCAAAAAATAAAACATTTGAAGATGCTATAAAAATTGCTGGTGCAGAAAGTAAGTTAGGAAAAGCTTTATTAATAGTTAAACAGGGTTTACTTTTAAAAGATATGATAATGGAAGCCAAAAAAACAATTACATTTTCTGCTTTAGCAGCCTCAAGGAGTGCTGTTGCAGTAGCAGAAGGTACTGCGCAGACAGCAAAGGTTGGTTTTCCTCAAAATATTCCACTATTAATAGGTTACGCTGCACAGGCTGCTGGAATTATAGGTGCAATTACATCTGCTGTTGGCAAAACAAAAGGCATAGCTTCTTCTCTTGGAGGTAGCGTAGGAGGTTCAACACAAATATCACAACCTCAAGTCCAAGCACCTTCTTTTAATATAGTGGGTCAAGGACAAGGAAGCCAAATAGCAACAGCATTAGGAGAGCAACAACAACAACCAATACAAGCATTTGTAGTTAGTCAAGATGTTACTACTGCACAAAGTTTAGAAAACGGAATAATATCTGGAGCTACATTAGGAGGATAATATAACAAAAAGCAAAAATTATTGTTTATAAAAAAAGAACTATGGAAATAATAGAGTTAGTAATAGATGAAAATGAGGAATTTTCTGGCATAGAAGCCATATCAGTTGTAGAATCACCAGCAATAGAAGAAGATTTTATTGCACTTAAAGACCAAGAGCAAATAAGACTTGCAGAAGTGAGTAAAGAAAAAAGATTACTTATGGGTGCAGCACTTATACCAGAAAAACCTATATATAGAAAATCTGGAGACCATGAGTTTTATATATATTTTTCTAAAGATACAGTAGCTAAAGCATCACAAATGTTTTTAAAACGTGGTAATCAATCACAAGCAACTTTAGAACATACAGAAAAAAAATTATCTGGAATGACTATTGTTGAATCTTGGTTAGTAGAAGATGAGGTACACGACAAATCTCGTAAATATGGTTTAGATATGCCAGTAGGAACTTGGATGGTAGCAATGAAAGTTGATAATGATGATATATGGAACAATTATGTAAAGGAAGGTAAAGTAAAAGGCTTTTCAATAGAAGGTTACTTTGCTGATAAACTAAACAGACCTCAAGATAAGCAACAAGACCAATTAAGCGAAGATGATAAACTACTAAACGATATAATAGATGTACTCAAGGAATCAAATACCAACAAAAAGTAGAACTTCTCCAAGAGGTGGTAGACGAGGGTGCTTATGTAAAGACGGAACATACAATTCTAAATGTTGTAATGGAAATTTACAAAATCAAGGAGTAGGGAATTTAACAGGTCAAAATTTTGAAGATTTTATGAGACTAGAAGATAATTCTGGTTATATAATGTCAGAAAACCAAGACAAATTACAACAAGAATAATACAATCTTGTTTATTAAAAAAGTAAATACTTAAAATAAATTAATATGAACTCAAAAGAAACTTTAAACAAAGTTAAAACTTTATTAGGTTTGGAAGTTCAGTTAGAGGAGAGAAAGTTGGAAAACGGAACTCGCTTTGAAGCTGATTCTTTTGAAGCTGGTAAAGAAATCTTTATTGTAACAGATGAAGATGAAAGAATTGCTGTACCGCAGGGGGAATATCTTTTAGATGATGGCTTTATGGTTATCATTGAAGAAGATGGAATTATCTCTGAAGTAAAAGAATCAGTTGAAGAAGAAGTAGAAGAAGTTGTAGAAGCACCTGTTGTGGAAGAAGTTGAAGCTGCTGAAGAAGCTGATGTCGAAGACTGGAAAGGTATGGAAATTAGAATTAAAAATCTTGAAGATGCTATCGCTGATTTAAAATCACGTTTAAGCGAAAAAGATGATTATAGTTCTGAAGAAACTGAAGTAGAATTATCTGCTGATGTAAAACCAATTAAACACAATCCAGAGTCTAAAGGAGAAATGGAAATGAACCTTTATGCTCAAAACAAACCAATGAGTACTCAAGATAGAGTATTTGCTAAATTATTTAAAAACTAAAAATTAAAAACCAAAATTATGTCAAATAAAATAGACCTAGCAACAACTGTAAACATTACTAGCACTTATGCTGGTGAATTCGCAGGAAAGTACATTTCTGCTGCTTTATTAAGCGCAAGTACAATTGAGGACGGTGGTGTAGAAGTTATGCCAAACGTAAAATTCAAATCAGTTATTCAAAGAATTGAAACTGGTAGTTTAATCGCAGATGGAACTTGTGATTTTTCTGCTTCTTCAAATGTAAATTTAACTGAAGTAGTTATTCAACCAGAAGAATTCCAAGTAAACTTACAATTATGTAAGTCTGATTTTATCAACACTTGGGAATCTATCCAAATGGGATATTCTGCATTCAATCCAAACGGATTACCATCATCATTTGCTGAATATTTAATTGGACACGTAGCATCTAAAGTAGCTGCTGCTAACGAAACTAATATCTGGACTGGAAATTTAGGTGGAGCAC